CGAGGGGGTCTGGGGACCCTCTCGGGACCCACCCCCAGACCCTCCCGAGGGGGTCTGGGGATCCTCTCGGGACCCACCCCCAGACCCTCCCGAGGGGGTCTGGGGACCCTCTCGGGACCCACCCCCAGACCCTCCCGAGGGGGTCTGGGGACCCTCTCCGCAAAGTCTTTGGTAAGCCGCGCGTACGCTCTCGTGGGCGCTGATCAACTTGCCGTTGCTTTGGACGGCGTTCTGCGCGCAGAGATACACCGCCACGCGCACTAGGGCCATGTGGCTGAAAGAAGAGGGCAGGGCCAGGGCGATTTTGATCGTTCCCAGCGCCTGACAGGGTCCCTCGAAGGGATTCCACTTCAGGTAGTTGATGATCAATACATGCTTGCTGCGCTGGCAGTACAGCAGAAAATCCCTGGCCGCCAGCTCATCGCAGCCTTTTTGGATCGTTGCCAGGTCATAGCCCAGATCTTCGGCCATATAGGACAGCGGCAGGCGGTAGCAGCCCAGCGAATTTCCATGCTCGCAGCTCAGCAGGTAGGCCCCCATCAGGGTTGTATCATGATCAAGCCCGTGTTCCTGGGCCCAGGTCCAGTACCGCGTGTAGATCTTACCGAATTCTCGCACAGCGCCCCCCTTAGAACAGGCTCAGTTGTTCTTTGTCTTTGACCGTCTCAGCAGGTTGCTTTTCCTTTTGTTTCGCCTTTCCGCCGCGCAACAGGCCCGCATAGCCTTGCTGCTTCATTGACTGCCTGAACGCGTTGTAGCCGCCAAACCCGCCGTCTTCCAGGATGCGGCAGAAGGCATCCAGCACCGGCACGCCGTCCGGTGTCACCATGTTCACAATCCCCGGCACGTTCTCCATGACGATCGACTTGGGCTTCATCTCGCACACCAGGCGCGCGAACTCGAACACCAGGCTGTTGCGCGGGTCCATCACGTCGCGCTTCCCGCCCGCGCTGAATCCCTGGCATGGCGGCCCGCCGGCCACCAGGTCTAGTTCGCCGATCTCCATGCCGAGCGCTGCCAGGATCTCCACGCCCGTGATCCTGCGGATATCGCCCAGCCAGAAATGCCCGACGCCCGGAGTCCCTGCCGGCGCATGGGAGATCCAGCCGGATCCTGACACCGGAACGCTTTTAACGATTTTTCCGTTACCGCCTGACTCCAAATTGCGAATTTCCGACCAGGTTTTAGCTCCTCCCTGAATCGCCTTTGTCATGGCCTCAAAGTCAGCATCTGCGACGAAGTGAAATTTGCATGGATAGGCCCCCAGATTGGTCATGTAGCACATTGCCGCCTTCGCTTCGGCATCCACCCCGGCCACGACCTCATAGCCGGCCATGATCAAGCCCAGGCTCATGCCCCCTGCGCCACAAAATAGATCGACGGCCTTTGGCCGTCTGCTTTTCTGGTAGTGCCGCCTCGCCGTGTCCTTTGGCAAAACAAGCCCGCTAGGGGTTTCAATGTAGTCCATCACATCAGCCTCCAAATAGCATCATTTGCCCTGCATGTTGCCCCGGTTTGATCCATAAGCATTCTGTTCTTTTGACACTTCCAAACCGCGATGATCCACTGGTGCTGCAGCGTACCATTTTCCAATCCGATAATTGCCGGCCATACATGTCGCTGTAATACCCGCTGACAATCACGGCTCCGGACAGAGACTTAATGCAATCCAGTAATTCTTGGTGCCCATCTGCGGACATTTCGAAGCGATAATAACGACCACCATCAAATGTCCGTGTCTCTGGAAGATACGGCGGGTCAACGTAGTGCAGGGTGTCCCGGGTATCGTGCTGCCTCATAACCTCGATGGCCGGGCGGTTCTCGATGATCACACTTTTTAGCCGGGCGCTGAACTTTGAAATGACTGCCGGCATCCGATTCCATGAAGCCGACACCGGAGTATACCTAGCGTCCGGCTTCGTATATGTCCGGAAGCCCGTGCGGCCACGAGTGGCGCCTGCGCTGCCAAAGCTCCCCCAGGCGCGGAATAGTGTACGCCTGGCCTGCTCGACCGGGTCTGTAGATTTCTCATTGGCCAACTCCATTTCATCGCGCGAATATGGCGTTAAGAAGCATAAATCGGCCAACCTTGCAGCTTGTGCGGGTTCCCTGAGCACCCTAAACACATTGACAATTTCACCATCTAAATCGTTATAAACCTCGGCACGGCTTGGCCGCTTGCACATCAACACTGATGCAGCTCCACCGAACGGCTCTACATATACATCGTGCGCTTGGAAATGCTGGATTATCCAGGGGGCAATTTTAAATTTGCCGCCATGATAGCGCATTATTGGCTGGCCTGCTGCCATTCCCCGCCTATCTTGCAAAACACAGGCCGGCGCGCATCGATCATTCTGCAGACCTGTTCAATGCTTTCACAAACCCCCGTTGCCATATTGTACATCAGCTCCGGCTCTCCATCGCTCAACAGTATGAAAAGCGGTTTGTTCGCCCCGACGAAGTAACCGGCCTCTATATGCGCACTGCGACCGCAAGGCATTACCAGGACACACGCATCGGCCTGAAGCATTGCGTTAAAATCGAGCGCATAACCGGCAATCGCTATGGGATGGTTCAGGGCTGAGATGAATTGCCCTGCTTTCCATTTCTGCCAATCGGTGTCTATTTCGGACCATTGAAAACCGTGATCACCTGGCCTCGGGTTTTTGAAATCATATACTTCATGGCCGGCCTCACGGAGCGTATAAACCACATCCTGCGGCTGCTGGCCTATCCAGCGGCCCGGCAGTCTGAATTGCTGTCCGCTGTTATTTCTCACGGGCATCATAGACCGTTCGCTAACTTTAACTATATTGCTACCAGCTTCCGGCCTCCAAACTCAGGGTCAGCGGTTATCTTCACGCCAGGGACAAAAGTCACCGCCTCAGCAACGGCATTGGTGCCGTCGTGGTTTCGCTGGTGGGTTTTTACCTGCACAACGCATCCGCCTGGCACCTCCATCGCTTTGGTGCTCTTCATCCATCCTTCAGCCTGGCTGTACGCCTTGCAGAGTAGCCGAAACATGTCACCATTGCCGAAACACCCAATGTCTTTCACGTTTTTCCGTACTCCGTTCATATCCGTGTTACCGAGTGTCTTTTCCATCTTTTTTGTTCCCCCTGTATTCGATACATTTGCCGGCTAGCCCTTCAGGCGATCACGACCAGATCCGGCAACTGCTGCTTGAGGCAGACGGCCTATCCGCCGGCCCCGGCAAGTTTGAACATCACGCAATCACCACCAGGTGCGGCAACTGCTGCTTGAGGTACTCCTTGATGTCGGAAATCGCCTTGCCCACCCAGCGGGCATCACCGGCCTGCTTGAGCATCACCTTCGGCACTTCACCCTTGGCGCTGCCGCTTTGCATCCTCAGAATAAATGTGCTGGACGGCTGCTCGATCTCGGCAAAGGTCCTGAAGGGTCGCAGTTCTATGGCGTTCTGCAGCGGCACGTTCTCCACCCTGGCCAGGCCCACCCGCACGGTCACCTGCTGCGTCACGCCATCGTCGTTGAAGTTCGCCACGTTCTCATCCCGGATATTGCCCACCAGACGCAGCAGCGCCGCCGTTGTGGCATCCTGCACATATTGGGCCTGCAACCGGATGATGGCCTCTTCCGGCCCGGCGGGTCCAAATTCTCCCGTACAGCCGCGGCCAAAATGCGCCCGTACATACTCCTTGCGGATGCAATAGGGCCGCTCCAGAAAGCCGCACAGGATGACCGTGCAGTGATCCTTGATCCAGGCCGTGATCCCGCCTGACGTGCTCAGTCCGTCGATATCGGACTTGATGTAGTCCACCAGGCCGGTCAGTGTTTCGCCGGTAAAGGGCTCCGGCTTGGGTTGCTCCAATAATTGGAGCTTTTTGTTGCAGTAGCGCGCGCCAGTTTCGCTTTCGTGGATCCACGGCGTGAGCTTTTCATCCAGCCATTTGAGCGCGTCGACGATCATTTGCTCTGTCTCCTTTCATCGATGGGCGTCACCTTGCCATTGGTGGACATCGGCAGCGCGAGCTGCTGCGGCTGGTATTCACTGGCCAGCACCTTGCCGGCGCCGTCCATGCCGATGACCAGGTGGGTTTCAAAGGGTTTGAGTTTTCCAAGCTTGGTCTCCACGAAAATCTCCACCTTCTTGAGCTCCGCGTCGGACGGGTATACCTTCACCCGCAGCACCACTTCGCGGGGCTTTTTCAGGTCCGTGTTGGGATCTTTGATATCGGCCAGGGCCTTTTGCAGTTCCTGGTCGAACATTTCCACCGCGGCCCCGCCTCCCAGCGCGGCCAGGGACAATTCATTTTCCGGCATCGATTCCTCCCTCCATCTTCAGACTGTTTTTAAATGTGTACTTCGCCCCGGCCATTTCCAGCAGTTCCTGGGCTTGCTCCTTGAACCCTCTCCAGTCCACCATTTTCGTGACCTGCGCAAAATGGTTCAACTTCCCGACGCGCCACTCATCCACCAGCGGCGCGATATCGCGGATCAGTCGCAGGCACTGCTCCGGGTTGATCACCGGTTCCATGGATACCCAGGTCCGGATGCCGCGCTTTTTCGCTGACTCCAGCAGGGCGATGCGCTCTTTGACTGGTGCCGCGCCGGGCTCCCAGTGCCGGCGGTTGTCATCGTCGCAGCACCACACCAGGGAAACCCCCAGGCGCGCTTTGGGCGAACTCAAATAGTCGAAGTCGCGCCGCACAATTTGGCCAGCCTTGGTCAGCACCGTGAAGTTGGCCCCGTGCCACGCCAGCATGCGCAGCGCCCGGCGCGTCAGGCCCGCCTGAGCTTCGGCCGGCTGGTAGGGATCGCCGATAAAAGACAGCAGTATTTCGTGCCGGTCATCCAGAAGATCATCGCCGCTCATGCGGCAAAGATCGCGCATGAGCCGCTCGGCGGCGTTGTGCTTCGGGTCCGGGTCCGCAAAATAGGCCTGCGGGCTTTTTCTCATGCTGGCCGGACCGTAGCAGTATCTGCACCCAAAGGTGCAGCCCCGGTACAGATTGCAGGCCAGCGGCGCATATTCAGCCGCCGGCCCCTTGGGTTGGTAGATGATCTGCATGGCTGCCATCAGAAGATGATTGCTCGGATTTCGTTCAACAGAGCGTCCAGCTGACTGCAGCGCCGGCGGATCATATCCGCGCCTTCTTCCAGGAATATTCCCAAGCTGGGTATAGGGTCATTGGGTTTGTCTTCGTCCGTGCCATAACCGTCCGCCCTGATATCGAGCAGCAATCGCCTTGCAGAATCCACCACCTTATCCAAGTCGTAGGTAATAGCCTGGTTGATACTGACGTGCCTCATTTCGCGCACGCTGCCATCCCCCGGACCGGGCGCCTCTGCACCTTCCATCTTGGCGAGTCCCACCACAAATGCGCTCTTGGCTCCACCGGATTTTTCAAACCTCCCCAATGCTCCTCTGCTTGCGATCTTGTTCATAACCCGTCCTTTCTTAAAGGATTCCCTTTTTGCGCGCATACCACAGCGGTATGCTCAGTTTGAAGTTGCCCTCCCGGCCCACGGCTTGGGGCTTTCCCCGAACCTGGCTCTTGGCGATCCAGGTATCCTGCGCACCGTCAAAGACCAGGTAGGCCGCCTTTGTCTCCCATTTGAGCTCGCCGCAAAACTCGAACAGCTCTTCACTCCCCATGGCCTAAAATCTCACTATCATGCTTATGCCGAGTGCTCCCGGCTCACTTGCGGCCAGATCGGCCTCTATTCTACGGCACCATTGCGGCGCCCAGCTTTGCGTCTGCATGAAACGCCAGCCCTGGAAGAGCGCAATAGCGGCCGTGGCCGCGGCAAAGGCGTTGGCCGTGCGGCCGTCAGAGTAGTGCTCCAGCCCGGACAGATCCCCGCAATAACTGCCGTCCTCTCCTCTGGCATTCGAACTGCGCAGCCACCAGTAGTCCAGTGCGTACAGCACCGGGTTGAGCACGTTCCAGGCCATAAAGCCGCGCGTTAAGGCCGTGTTCTTGTCGATCTTGGATTGCAGCACGATCTCTGAGCCCACCAGCTGCGCGGTCATCCCGGCCGCGTAAAGCGCCTGGCCGGCAGAATCACTTTGCGCATCCTCCTCAAAACCCACGATCTGGTTGTACGTGCCGCTGCGCCACGTCAACGTCGTGCCGGTGGCCTCAGCCGCCACGATATGGCCGGCCTCATGCAGTGCGTGTGCGCCGGCAAAACCTGCCGCGAACTGCAGCCCCTCCTGCAGGGTAATCCCATGCGCGCAGCCGCAAAGCACCCACAGCGCCAGGGCGCATATCGTTTTCATCTGCTCGCTCCTCCGTCACAGAAGATTTTACGGTCCAGCCACTCGGGCAAAAACACCCGCCCGGGCAACACCTCCAGCAGGTCGCGCCGGATCCGCGCACGCTTGCCCCCGGCAAACCACACCATGACCACCCGATCATTGCCGGTGGGCTGGATGTCGTCGGTTTCGCGCATCACGACCCTTTTAGGCGAGGTATTCATCTGGCCTGCGGATCACCAATTTCTGGCCGTTTTTAGGAGATAACAGGTAGCCGGGGAACTGCAGCACCCGGTCCATCAGGCGCTTGAGCAGCCACACGTCCTGCATGCAGTAGTCCACTAGCTGCCCGATGCGCCGCTTCTGGAACCAGATCGGCGCCAGGGCGCCGTTGCCGCTTTTGCCGGCCGCATCCCCCAGGTTGCACCGCGCCATGGCCTCGAGGCCGTAGCCGCCATGGGTGGCCGAGCAAAAATCCGGCCCCAGGCCCGCGGCCCGCCAGATCTCCTGCAACAAATCGTATGAGCGCCCGGGCTCGATCTGGATGCCATTGTGCATGCATAGCCGATCGTCGAAGTGGTTGTTGTTGAAGCCGATCACCGTACCGCGCAGCTCAAGCAAATCCCGGAAGCCCTGCAGGTTGTCTTCAAAAAAAACTCGGTACTGATCCAGCTCGTAGTCATAGGCGCAGATGGTGCTGATGCCCATGTGCTCAAAGTCGCGCAAGCCCGCGCAGTACTGCACGTCCTGGCGGCGGGGTTCCTTGCGGCCGGCGATGGCCAGTTTGATTTCAGCGCCATAAAGGATCACGGCGACCTCCTTCCTACCAAAGCCCGTAGGCCTTGCTCATCCACAGGTATCCGAGGAAAAGCCCGGCGATGAACACCAGCAGATAGCTCGCCAGGCGGTCAAAGGCCTTGCCGTACCTTATGATCTCTCTGTCTTCGATGCGCATGTGCTCTCCTCCTGTGGGAAGATCAGTTCGTCGAAGTAATGCTCCTCGTCGCACACCGGGCACTCCACGCACCAGCGCCCGTCGTCCGGGTCCACGAAAAACACGAAGCCCGGCGCCAGCGCGCCGTCATCCGGATTGGCCGGGCAGCGCAGCAGGGTGTCCTGGGTCATGCACGCCACCGCATTTTTGCGCTCCCCGCTGACGAAGGGGCAGCACTCCGGACCGCCCACAAACGACGGCTTGCCCTCCAGCCAGGCGTCGTAGTCGCGCAGCAGGGATTCCAGGGCATCCATCCAAGTCTTTTTGCAAAAGCCGCCCGCCATGCGCGCCTTGACCCGCTCAAAAAGGCGCCGCGCCTGCGGTTCCAGAAATGCTTGCATCATGTCCTTCTCCTTTCAGCCACCGGCTCCATCCGGCCGGTTTTAGGGTTGAAAAGCATCATTTTTTTTGGCCGCCGCCTTGCGGGCAGCATCGATACCAGGGCCTGGTTCTGCAGGCTGAGCTGCTTCATGATCCTGCGGTTGTTCTGCACCGCCAGCGCGATCTGCCTGCGCAGCTCTTCCAGGGTCGGCTTGCTATTCATGGTGGTTCTCTGTTTCTAGGCGCTTGAGCAGCGCCCATGCGCACTGCACCAGGTCCATCAATTCCTTCTTGCAGGCATGCGCCTCCTTGCCCGACACGTGCCGATCCAGCAGCGCGGCGCTCATCTCGCTCATGGCCTCGCCGGCCTCACGGGCAAAGCGCGCCACGGCCGAAAGGTCAAAGCAAGTGGATTCTATACGGCCCATGGGCACGGCCAGGATGTTCATGCGCTGGCAGTAGTGCTCGATCAGGGATAAGTTCTCCGTGGCCAGCACCAGCGGAATGATTTCGGTGGCGTTGATCTGGTAGGCATCGAAGGGGTTGAGCTTGCGCATCAGGGTGGAGTAGGGCAGGCCCATGCGGTCGGCCACCACGCGCATCTTGTCTTCATTGCCCTTGGCGTAGCCGGCGACTACCTCTATAGTGTCCATTTGATTAGACTTTTTCATCGATTTTATACTTCTCCCGCTGCGCCGCTTTTGCTACCCTGCTCCTCTGGTGCGCAGGCCTGACCTGCGGCAAAGCGTCGGTTGTCGGCAAATAGTTCTTCCACCGGGACTTGCAGCATGCGGGCGATGGCTCGCAGCGTGTCGTCTCCTCCCAGGGCCATATTGATGGCGTTGGTGACGGCGCTGCGGCTCTTGCCGATGCTTTGGGCGATCTGGTCGTGTTTCATTCCGGCCAGCACCACCAGGGCGTTGCGGATGCTCCAGATCGGATAGCCGTTGGCCCGCAGGAAGAGCATGGTAGTGTGGTTGGTGGTGTTGGTTTGTGGCAATTGTTTAATTGACATGATGCCTTGAATTGGATAAATAATAGAATTTATTTAGCTAATTCTTGTTCTTGCGTCTTTTGTTTGAACCATTGTTTGGTCATTAGTAGACACAAAAAATGTGTATGTCAACTAAAATTTATGTAATCGAATAATTTTTGTTCGCCAAACAGCAAGGTTAACCCAAATGAATTTAGCCGAAAGAGTGGCTTGGGCTCTGAAGAGCATTGGCAAAAACAATGATATCCTTGCCGAAAGCCTTGGCGTCCATAAAAATACTATCGCTGCATACAAAAAATGTGATGGAGACCTAAAGGGTGTGGTTCTCGAGGGGCTCGTTGCGCGATTCGGCTTTTCCCCTGGTTGGCTGCTCACCGGAGAAGGCCCGCCTTTAATGCAAGATCAGGAACCGGAACTTTCACAGACGCAATTATCATCCGGCAGGAATGTGCTCTTAATGAAGCACATTGATGTGGTGAAAAGATTTCGCAAGACAGAGTTGGCCATTAAAGCAAATATCGCCTTAAGCGACATCGAAGCCCTGGACGGCCAAGAATTCCTGGCCGAGGTCTACCGGTTGCACGGCAAAGCCGAGGGCCTGCGCCGGGCCGCCGATAGAATGGTGCTGCCGGAACGCAGGCAGGTGGATCAACCAGAAACAATTCCTGAAGGGGTGGACCGACGCAAAACAGGATCTTAACTGCCCGGTTTCTCACACCGCGGGCGGATGGCCGGGCAGTCCACTACATGACGCGGCAGAATTGCGTGTCTGCGCGATGGCGATCATGGTGTTAAGGCAAGAAAACAAATTTCTTGCAGCTGCGATTGAGCGATACTGGGTGCTGCTGAAAAAATTGCTTGTTTTAGAAGTTCGAAAAATCCATGAGCGCGCGGGTCACAGATGAATTGAGAAACAATAGCGGGCGGGGGTTGTAAACCAATGCAACTTAGTTGGCAAATTGCTTCCATATTAATGCTCTTTGTCACGCTGTTTTCGTCTCTAAGGCTGGCCATTACAAAAAAGCTTTCTTTCATTGAAGATTCATGTATTCATTTCTTTTCTTTGCCGCATTATTCTGTTTTTATAATTATTTTTTTGCCTTGGGCGGTCGGAGACTTTAGCCGTTCAGAATCAAGTCCCTTTCCCTGGGAGGCCTTTAGTATTGCCTCCTCCCGCCATGGTTTTTTTGACGGCCTTTATTTTGCGACGATGGTCTTTATTGCTGATTTGTGGCTATTTTGGATACCTGCAAATATCTATGTCATTCAAAACTCAAATGCTGGTCGAGTTAAGCACAACATGGCGCGCATCATTAATGTTTTAAGCGGATTGATTCTTTGTACACCGAACAACCCAATTTACGCGGCAATAAATTGGATCTGTTTTGGGAGAGGGTCATGAAAATGGCTGAACCATCAGCCCGAAAACCGGCGCAGTGAAGCGCACGTGCAGTTCTGTGAAACAATGAAGGGGGACTCATGAGAAACTCGATTTGTCTTGGCCTTATTTCACTTTTTCTTCTATCCGCCTGCGGCACATACCGTTATCAAAGAGATGCTGACATGATCAGGCAGGGCCTGCTGTCAACATACATGGAACGCACCGTTTTCCTGGACGTGTGGGGGCCGCCCGACAAGACGATTTCCATGAGGGGTGAAGCCATCAGGGCCAAGGGATTTCACTGGTTTGGCGCCGGCGGTGCCGAATACTCCAGCGAGCGGGTCTATGATGTCTGGGACTACCAAAAGCGCGGCGTCACGCTCTTTTTCGACGGCTATTACCTTTTGAGTTGGCAAACCGACAAGACCACCGAGGAACTGCGCGGCCAGGCGTCGGCCAGGCCTGAGAGCCATAGTTCGACCGTGATCAAATGAACAAGAAAAACCTCAAGACCGAACACGAACGCCAGATCATCAGCCTTTGGCTCGCGCGTCAGCCTGAAGACCAGCGCACCGAAAACGCTGCTCTCGGTTTTTGCGGATGGCTCGAGCAAAGCCTCCCGGACCTTTTAAGATACCTCGGGCCGGGCGACCCCTGCCAGCATCTCAAGTGCGTTTTACGCCGCCACATTCGCGCACGGCCGCCAGGGCCGCTTTGCATATGAGGTCCGGCGTGTTGATCACCATGATCTCGGTCAGGCCCCCATTGATCTTACCGGCCTCGGCCTTATCGATCATGCACTTTTCGAAGGCCTTGCGCACACGCTCATCCATGAAGCAGATCTTTGTGACCACCGCCGCGCTCCAGCGCCGGTCACCGGAAAACTCCGGCACCGGCCAGGGCCATGCCTCGATGGCCTCTTTTGGCACGCCGAAAACCTCATGGGCGATTTCGAAGTCAAGATCGATGTCGGATTCACACACAACTCACCGCCTTTTTAAGGGGTTTGCATGGCCGTCCTAAAAAATCACGGCGCCTATTACGTGGTCCACCGCGACCCGACCGGCAAGCAGATCTGGACCCATTGCGGCCGGGGCCTGGACGGGCAGAAAAAAGCCTACGATCTCAACGACACTCTCAAAGAAACGGGCGCCCTGCGCGCTTACGGACCCCAGAATCAGGGGTCCCCAAGCTTCGCCGAGTTGGCCAACCACTATCTGAAGGCCCGCATGGCCGACCTGCCCAAGCCCTCCATCGACAATTTGCACGGCAAGTTGCGCTCGGTGATCCTGCCCGAGCTCGGCCACATTCCGGCCAGCCAGATCACCGCCCGGGTCCTGGATCAGTACATCACCGCGCGCAGGCAAAAGGGCGTCGTCACCCGCATCGGCCCGCGCCGCAAACAGCGCAGCATACCCGCGATCGACCGCGAGGGCCGGGTGCGCACCGTCAAGCTCACGACGATCCACCGCGAGCTCACCGACATCCAGGCCATATTGAACTGGGCCGCAGATCCGCAGCGCGGCTACATCGCAGCCAACCCCGTGGCCGGCTACAAAAAGCCGCGCCGGGATGACGAGCGCATGACGCCCCCCAGCCCCGCGGAGGTCCGCGCCATCCTCGAGCATCTGCCCGAGCATGCCCGGCGCGCCCTGACCATCAGCTATTATAGCGGCGTGCGCCCGGGCGCCGAACTGTTCGGGATCTGCTGGCACGATGTGGACCTTGACGGCCGTACCATACTGATCCGATCGGCCCGCAAGGGAGGCCCGGCATACCGCCTGCTGCCCCTGCACGATGACCTGCAGGCCGCTCTGTCCGGCTGGTGCCTGGTCGACCAGACCATAAAGGACAGGCCACCCCAGGTGATCCTGTACAAGGGGTGCCCGGTCCGCTCGATCAAGCGCTCCTTCATTACGGCCAAGAGGTTGGCCGGCATCACCCGGCGCCTGCGCCTCTATGATTTCCGGCATGCCTTTGCCAGCGATCTGATCGCCGCCGGCGCCGACACCCGGAGCGTGTCCCAGCTGCTGGGCCACAGCCGCCCGGATACCACCAGCCGGATCTACGTGCACACGAATCTTGATCTTTTGCGCCAGCAGATCAACCGCCGCAGGGGAATCTGAAATGGACAGCCTAACAAATAGGCTATCGTTAGACAGGATACCTATGAAAGCGAAGTGATAACGAACACTTGTAAACATCGCTGCCCTTCGGGACGCTGGGGTCGCAGGTTCAAATCCTGCTGTCCCGACCAAATAAAATCAAAGGGTTGCCTCGGTTTCGGCAACCCTTGATTTTTGGAAAAGTGCCTAATCGTTAGGCACTTTACCAGGCCCATTTCCGGCCATCTCCGCCCTCCGGATCTTGATGCCCAGCTCGCAGTAAAGCTCCAGCATGCGCGCCTGTACCTCGGCCTGCATTTTGGGACCCACATTGCGCCGCCCATCCTCGCGCAGCACCGGAAACTCCGCCGCCCCATGAAAGATGATCTCCCGATAGATGCCCACATGATGCCTGGCCAGCGCGATCTGGCCGGCCGCCAGGTCATGAAACCCGCACACCGACGAATACGCAATGCTGTCCACGATCGTTCGGTCGCATACCACAACATCATAGAGCAGCACGGCCTCCAGCTCGGCCCGGATCTGCTCAGCAAAGATCCACATCTGCGATTCGCGCTGCGGCTCTTCATCGTCCGCCCCCAGGATCGGGTACGGGCAGCGGTGCGCCACCTCCATCAATAGACCGACCTCGCCGCCCTCGATGCGCTTGAGCCTGGCCGCCATAGCATAGGCGGCCGTGCTTTTGCCGGTCCCATGCGCCCCGGAGAACGCGATAATCTTGGCCTTGGCCGTGCGTCGCTCACTCATGCTTGCCGGCCAGGATCATAGTCTTGTCGCTGCTGCCCTTGGAGCTTCCGAAAAAATAACCGATCACGGATGCAAAACTCGTATTCAATCCCCCGAACAACATGAACACCGCTTCGTTCGATCCTTCGGGCAAAGCGTGACTCATCATCCGCCAAGTCAGGCCGAAAAACCCGGCCACCACAATCCCAGCCAGCAAATACATGGCCCAATCACGCTGGCCGGTGGCCCTGGTCTTTTCGACATCCGCCGCCCGGGCGCCTTGCCGGTCCGCCAGATAGGCGCGGTCCTGCTCCAAAGCCAGGCGCGAAAGCTCGATCCGGTTGGAAGCCTCGATCTCGGCCAGCTTGACCTGCCACTGCGGGTCCATCTGGATCTGCGCCAGCACCTGGGCCGGGTCAGGCGCGTCGGCCTCAAGGCCGAACGCGCTGCACAGCAGCGATACCGCACCGCCCACGGCGCCACCGGCCGGCCCGCCCAGGACCGTGCCCAGCAGCGGGGCGAATTTCTTGACAGCCAGCCCTACCTCTTTCCATTCCATAACCGCTGCCTTTCCGGCCCATGCCACCCTACGGGCCACCTTGAGATCGTCGATTCTTGGGCCTCTTAGCGCGTAGCGGTTTTCAGGCCGTCAGGCGCCGCACCCCCAACACCCGGCTGACCGGATACTGCGCCACGGATACCTGATTACCCTGGTTGCCGCCCAGTACCTGCACCGTGTCGTATTGCGCCATGCAAAAGAATCCCACATGGCCCTGGGCCTGCAGCACTTCAGGACCTGGTTGCGGGCCGGCGCCGCGGGACAGGATCACGACATCCCAGCCCCTCGCCGCGTCCACCAGTGCCACCGCCGTTCCGACGGCCAGCCAGGAGCGCGCAGCCGCGGACTTCGACCTGGGCAGCCCGCAGCGCTCGCAGATCCAGTTGACGAAGGCCGCACACCAGGGCACTTCGTCGTGCTGTGCCCAGGGGACCACGGAACGCAAAAACTCCATAATCAGCGGGTCGTCCTTGTCCCCGGGCAACTCCCGCCGGCCGATAAAACTTGCGGCAACGTCGTAGGGTGTTATGGATTTGAGTGTTTGGGCGATCATCGGTGCATCACCCGCCCTTACTGCGCAGCGCCTTTTCCATGATTGCTGCGGTGATCTGCGCGGTTTGCTTTTTTAGATCGTCCAGGTTGGAATTGATCCCGTTTAGCACGACTGTCAGTCGGTCCTGGCAACTATCCTGCGCCTGGCAGCAATGCGTCGTGGTCACATAGCGCAGCTCTCCGCCCTCTTGAAACAAGCGTTTGTCCATCCGCTTTTCCAAATCCGCCAATTTTTCCGCCTGCCTTTCAAAGGCCTGCTCGTTTTGAGCAAGCCGGTAAAGCGCAACCGACAGCCCGCCCACCAGAGCGACGATAAATAATAGCACAGGCCATAGTTTGAGTAGCAATTCCAACGTGCCGATCTGCATGCTGCATGAGTCCTTTCACCAACCACCGCGGAACAAGTTGCAGGGTTCCTGGCTCTTCGGGGAAGGTCACCACATGATAGCGCTTCAGGATATTAGCCGCGGCCAACGGCCGCAGTTTTAGCCAGCGCGCATAGGACAGGCTGCGGATCATCACATCCCATCCACCAGGCAGATCCGGCAGGGCTGATATCCGGTGCTCTGGGCTGCGGCCATGGAGCTGAAAACCGCCGTGCACGTCTGGCACCCGTAATAGCGGCAGTCAGGCTTGTGAAATAGATGGCTGGTGGTGTTGCCGTGGTACAGGATCTGCGCGGCCGGCGGCACCGGCTGCGGTATGACCACTCTCCATGTGGCCCGCTCCCATTGGCCGGACAGGTACCATTCCAGCCAGTACGTGCCCGGCCCCGGGCTGAGCAGATCCGCCGGCAGGCCGGTTGACCCGATCAGGCGCACTGGTGGTACCGCCGGCGATGTGTAGCTGACCTCGTTGGAATCGGCGCTCTCAGTATCTCCCGCATAAGCGCGGGACACAAAAAAGCGCGTAACGTCGTCCGGGATCTGGACAGTCGCAGTTGTGGTGCTGCCGCTCAAGACCGGAGCTTTGTAGTCGTAAGCGTCCGAGGATTCGCGCATGAAGAGCCTGAATCCCTGGGGTGGCTGGACCATGCCGGCGTAATCACGGTCGATCTGCTCAGGTGTCAGAGCTACCTTGTAAACGCTGACTCTATCGATGAGCCCGTTTGCATTGGACTTGCCGGCACCATCCGCACCGATGGCCAGCGGGGTGTCCTCAATATTGATTGGGTTTGTGAAAGTTCCAGGCAATTCCACGGCCGCCTGTCCGTCTCGCCGGCAGCGAATGCGGTAGGCGCGCGTCGCGTCGTCGTAGGTGAATGCCCAGTGGTACCACTGGCCGATCTCAAGCGGCAGGCCCGACAAGTCAGCGCTCGCAAACTCATCCCCGTTACTGTGGCCCTGATAAAGCCTAAACACATTGCCAGATAGAACCGCAAACGCGATGCTGCGCTTGTTCTGGGCCGAATCGTACTTTGAAAACAGGTACTGAAGCACCCCCAGCCCGGCCGGCCGAAACCAGCCGCAAACCGATATCGTTTTGCCGGTGTCCCCTGCTTTCAGCGGGAATCCGGCATCCAGGGCAGCATCGGCAATGCTGAGATAGTCGCCTTCGGCGCGCACGAATGCGCCGGAGGCCGCGCCTTGCTTGAAATTGCTCGTGTCGGCCGCAACCCCGGCGTTGGTCAGCGTGTTGCCGCCCTTGGAGTCAACGCTCAGGGCGCCGCTTTCCAGGTTCCACTGGGCCGCGCAATCGGCGCTCAGCCCGGCATCCCACCCCAGGGTCACGCTGGCGGCCTGCGCCGCAGCCGCAACCGCCACCAATACTGCCATTGCAAAAATCGTTCGAACAGTTTTCATTTCACCCCCAAGCTTTTCAGATAGTAGATGATTTGGTTTTCGACCGTACGCAACTCATCACGGGCGCAGTCCCTGATTTTCTGGAGCAGGTCTGCGTGCCCGCTGAAATCAATACTCACCAGGCTATTGGTCTTCTCGGCTCCGCAATTCTTTGGCTTGCGGCCTCGCATTTTGCGATTATCCGGATTGTGATTGAAGACAGGCGCGTCAAAGGCGTTGCATGGATTCTGGGTCATGTCGGGTCGGCAATTTCGATGTCGTAAGCCGGCACGTCCACAGTGCCTCCGGATGTCAACGCCAGTTCGGTGCAGGTGGTCACGTGCTTGATGGTGCCGCTCAAGGACAGCACCACGTGGCGCGCGGTGCCGCTGGCCGTGACCGATATGCCGTTTTGGGCCGCCACGGTCAGCTTGCGGCCGGATGCGTCACCGTCGGCCTTGGTAAAATCGCCGTTGCCTGCCCCCGCGGTCAGCGTCACGTTGGCCAGGCTGTTGGTCAAGTTAGTAGGTGTGGCGGAATCGCTGGTAACGTCCATCCGGGTGCAGGTGGCGACCTCATCCAGCGGCTGATCCAGTGTGGCATCTGGCGCGAATTTTGACATGCTATCAACTCCTGTAACGGGTCATCTTGATCAGCGCCTTTCCGGCGAAGATCTTGTTTGTGGCCATGCCCGCCGTGATTTGCATGGATGGCGCGCGGCCTGCCATGCGCAGCGGTGACCATGGCCCCGTAATCTGCACGGCTTGGCTGTGAAACATCAACTGCAACGCATCCACGCTATGGGCGTGCAGGGCATCGGCGACGACAAGCACAAAACCGCCCTCATGAAAAGTCAGGGCCAGGGCATCGACGCTATGGGCATGGGCGGCGTCCGCCACAGTCAAGGCAAAAGCCAGAGTATAGGTGCCGGCGTAGATCTGGTCGATCTCGGTGGCGCTCAGAATGTCCTTGAAAACCACCACCTCGTCGATCAGGCCGTCGGAAAAACCCAAGCCGGAACCATACGCGCCGAGGGTGAATGGCGAATCAGTCACACTGACCTGATTCGTGAAATTTCCGGCCAGCTCCACGGCCGGCTGGCCGTCCCGACGGCAGCGAATGCGGTAGGCGCGCGTCGCGTCGTCGTAGGTGAATGCCCAGTGGTACCAGTTTCCCGCCACCATGGTCAGGGTGTCCATGGTGGCGGACTCAAAGGCAGTACCGTTTGTGTGGCCGATGGCCAACCGGAACTGGCCAGTGGATGATACGGTAAAGGCGACGCTGCGCTTGTTGTCGCTCGTTGAATATTTTGCCGCAATATATGTGGTTGCAGGCGGTAGACTTTCCGGCAGAAACCAGCCGCAGGCCGATATCTGCTTGTTGCTGTCCCCCAATTTGAGCGGGAACCCGGCATCAAGCGCAGCATCGGTGATGCTCATGTAATCGGATTCGGATAGCTCAAAATCCCCCGAGGCCGCGCCCTGCTTGTACAGTGAAGAATTTGCCACAACCCCGGTGTTTGTAAGCGTGTTGCCGCCCTTGGAGTCAACGCCCAGGGCGCCGCTTTCCAGGTTCCAGACGGCAACACAATTTGAATCGGCGGCAAAGTTGTTGGCCATAGCGCTATGGTTTTGGCCGCTCCATGAGCAGCTTCGTTTTCAGCTCCAAAAGCCGGCGGGCCTCGGTCTCGTACTCTTCTGCGGATAGCTCGTTGCGCCGCCGCCGTCCCTTCAACCGACCCATCTCCGTGGATACCGCCTCGGCGATCCCCCGGCGCGTGCGCAGTTCGAGCTGCGCCAGTTGCCTTTCGGCCGCCGGGCTCAGCTTGACGCCCAGCAGTGAGCTCAGCACCGCCGATGAGAACTCCATGGGCCGGTCCGCCCAGTCGCGCACATCCTTGCCGCCCATGAAACTGTTTTGGATGCCCGTCTTGAGCTTGTTGAACCCGTAGCCGCCCGGGGCCAGGCTGGGCACGGCCTCGCGCCAGGCGTGCTGCAGGTACTTGCCGGCGATCTGGCCGGCGCCGTCCAGCACGTCGTTGTAGATCTCCCGGCCGGTGAAGGCGTCGCGGTTGGTGTAGATCTCGGCCGCCGTCGCAAGCACCGGGTTGGAAAGCAGCAGATCCGACAAGGGCAGGGCGCTCTGGCCCCACTTTTCGGCCACATTGCCGAAGGGCAGGATATAGGACGTATCCAGGTACAAATTATTGCCCCACTTGTCCGTAAAGGGCATGAGCACCTGGCTGTACGGACCCACGCCCAGCACCTTGCGCCGCTGCCACTCGGGCAACAGCGCGCGCTGGTTTTCGGCCTCTTCGTCGCTCATGCCCAATTTTCCCTTGGCATAGGCTTCCATGCCGTACATGGCCGCGCCCACGGCCGCCACCTTCCAGGGCTTGGTGATGGCGGTCTCGGCCAGCAAAGGCAGCGCCTTGTAAGTGAAGGTGAAAAACGGCGACACCCAGCGCTTCATGTGTTTGACGGCCGGCGGGATGTCTGCATAATTGAACAGGTAATGCTCGGCCTTGCGCGCCGCCGCGTCCACCGTGGCGCCGCCGGCGCGGGCCTTGGCGAACACCGCCAGCTTGAAAAACTTCTCGTTGCCCTGGTAGACCTCGGCCGGCAGGCTGGCCGCCTTGCCGATCCAACGGCGCAGTGATTTGCCATCGCGCAGCCCGGCCAGCTCATCACGCAACTTGCCTATCTCGCTGGAAACATAGGTGTCGTTGAACAGCCCCCAGTCCGCGGCCTCCTTATAAAGCGCGTTGGACTCGCCCGCCGAAAGGGCCTTGGCCGCCTTGGCGTATACTCCGGCATCGGTGACCGGGTTCACGTCGCCGAAGTAGGCCAGCACCACGTTGCTCATAAAGTTGCGCGCGTGGGTGGCCGGGTTGAGCACCACCTTGCCGAACTTCCAGGCCCCCATGGCCTTGTCCCACAACTGCACGGCCGCGCCGCGCCACTCTTCCACCTCGCGCAGATCGTCCCACACGTCCTTGCGCACGTACATGCCGTCCAGCTTTCCGAAAGCTTCGCCCTCGGCCTTGACGAAGTTGGCTGGCACATCCTCGACGCCGATCTTGCGGCCGGTGGCCGGGTCCACACCTGCCCGCGCCCACTCGATGTTATTGGCCACCTGCTCGAAAAGCTTGCCCTTGAGCACATCGCTTTGCTGCACGCCCATCATTTTGGCCACGGGGTAGGGGGCTTCCTCGATGACTCCCAGCATCTTCTGGATCTCGTAGGGGATCTCCAGGCGCTGGTGGCTATAGCGCTTGTTGAGCTGCACGCGGCTCTTTCTCAACTCGCGTCGCGCCCGGCCGCCTTCGCCCAGCATCTTTTCCAGGCCAACGATCATCTCTTCGATCTGCGGATCGCCTTCCGGGTTGCCCCGCCGGCTCTTGACCTTCAGGCGCTTGACCTCCTCACGCAGCCTGTCGCGCTGGCTGGGGGTCAAGCCTTCGTGCTTGTCGTAGTACAACGGGGCGTACTCTTCGGCCGTGGCGTAATGGTAATGGTTGTAAAGCTTTTGCCGTGCCCACTCGGCCGGGGTCTTGGGCTTAAGATCGTTGTAGGCATCCACGGGGATCTGTTCGCGCGCCCATTCGGGCTCGCTGCCGGCGTCCTGGCCGGCTGCTCCTTTCCCGCGGTACTCTGGATCGATCCCGTCCGGCGTAATGTCGTACTGCTTTTCGAACTGGGCCTTTTCGATCTTGGTCAGCGTCTTGTCCCTGGCGATGATCTCTCGCAGCTTGGCGCGCTGCTTGCGCGTGATATCGTCAAAGCGACTGTATTCGAGCAGCTTGTGCTGCTCCAGCTCCTTGCGCAGGCCCTCGAAGATCTTGTTGGCCTGCTCGGCCTTGGCGCGCCATTCCGGATTGGCCGTCACCCCGCCGCGCACGATCTGCATCAGCCGGCGCTGTTCCAGGCGCGTTGGTGCAAGCTCGACCAGTTGCTTGCCGAACTCGGCCGCCTTGAGCCAGCCGCGTTCTACATCGCGGCGGTAATTCCGCATGGCGTCCTGGAATTTGGCCGATCGGTTCAGTCCCAGCGCATGGCGCAGGTCCTCTTGCACGATCAGGCCGTTGACCTTGGCCCGGGCCGGCATAAGCAGCTTGCTCTGCACGGTCTTTTCCCAGGCCGTGCCGGCACTCTTGAGCATGTTGCGCAGCGCGCGGCTGCCTATGGCCGTGCCAGCCAGGGCGCCCAGCATGGCCTTGTGCGGGTCTATCTTTATATCGTAGATGTTGCCGGTGCGGTCGTACTCTTCAGTATCCACCCCGGCCCACAGGCCGCCGATGGGTCCGGTGATCGTGGACGGGTGCATGTAGAGCGTGCTGCTGCTGTTCAATTTTTCCAGCGCCTCTGTCGCGTCCTGCACACTGCCGGCTTTGGGCGGCATCGTGCCCGTGACCTGCCTGGATTGTCCGCCGTCCACGATATCCAGAACGGTGAACTCTTTTTCTTCCAGCGCCTTGTTGAGATGATTGATGAATTCTGTCCGGTTGGTGTGCTCTGACAAAGGCTTACGGCTATGCACGATCACGCCGCGGGCATTGAGTTGCTCGGCCCTGGCAATCACGCCGGCTGCGCCTTCGGCCATAGTTTTGCCTTGCGGGTAGGCATCGAATCCAATCGGACGCAGCTGATTGTCCAGGTACAGGAAGCCGTCGCGCCCGCCGTAGCGCTCTTCGATGACAGCCTGGGCCACGGCCGCACGATCGATTTGGGGCCCAGGATCAGATACGCGCCTCAGCACGCGCTCTTTTTCAGGCACATCGATTCTGCGCGAAACAGGCGGTATGCTACCGGACTCTTGAACAACGGCCCTGGTAAACACTTTGTATTTTGTGCCGGCAATCAGAAGCGATTCGCTGTCGATCCCCTTCAGGTCCATCATGCGTTCCAGCGCCGCATGTATACCAAGGTCGCCACCAATCCCGCTTGGCAGTTCCTGGCCCGATGGATGATTATGGACAAAATAGACCTTTTTAACTTGCGGCCCGGCGTTGAAAACACGCCCGGCAACAACTACCGGGGAAGCAGGCGCAGATGCGCCCAGGCCTTTTGAGAAACGGTGCACCTCGATGATGTTGTCATCGGCATCGACAGCGACGCTGTAAAAGTGCTCCTGAGCGGACTTTCTAAGGTGGGCTAAGAGACTGGCGGCTTCTCCGGCGTTGCGTAATTTGGCAGATCCGGATCGCAGCCGTCCTGTGGCAACCATTCGAACTCGTTGCGCGTCATCAGCAGCCGGTAGCGCGCCGGGAAGCGCAGCACCTTGGCCTGCCGGTCGCTCGAACTTGAAGTCGAATTGCGCTTGTCTTGGCCGTTCTTTGACTTCATGCCATTCTCCTGTCTTATTAATATAGTTCAGAGTGGCGCCTTTTTCAAGGATTTCATTCGGCGTTCCGATGACCTCCGCCATGCGCCGCGCCTCGGTCATGGACAATTGACCGCCGGCCACCAGCGGTTGCAGGTCGCCGGGCAGCTCCTCGAATCCTTCGGGCGGCTGCTCTTCGTACTCCCGCCGCTCCCGCTCGGTCAGGTGGCCCTTGCGCCCGGCAAGGTCGGTATCCGGATGACGCCGCCGCAGGGCCTCCGGGTCGGTCCTGAGCAGCTCCAGCAGATCTTCATCCTGCCTCAGCCAGCCCTCTTCGCGCAGCTGCTGCTGGGCCAGATCGATGGGCGTGCCGTCCTTCCTGCCGATGCTGCGCCGTACCATGGGCGGAATGTCGCGCGCCTCGCCCTTGAAGTGCAAAAAGTCGATGCCGTCCATCTGCTGGATGCGCCAGCGCAGCGTCTCGCCCTTTGCCGCCGCCGCCCGGGTGGGCGTCTGTCGGGCGGGCGCAACTGCGGGCTGCGGGGCGAGCTCGCGCAGGCGCTCGTTGACGATATCCACCAGATCCTGGCGCTTGTTGTGGGCAAAGACCATGCGGTTGCGGCGCAGCGTGTCTTCATCCATCTCGGCCAGGGGCTGCTTGCCGACCTGGGCGATCTCGTTAAGTTTGGCCTGCCGCACGGCCCAGGCCGCCTGCTCTGTGGAGGGGGCCCGGCCCGCCGCGGCATCGCCGATCATGCGCACCAGACCGGGCTGTTCGTCAGCTTGCCTGCGCGCCGCGGGGATCCTTTTGCGGGCGATCTCATTGTGCAGCAGCTCCTGCTCGTTGAGCATGTCCTGTGCGGACTTCTGCGCACTTTTGCCCGTTCTGGCATCCACGGCCTGGTCTATAGCCTCGGCATACGTTGCCGGCCGCAGCCGGCGCATGAGCTCGGCCGGCGTCTCGGATAAACTCGGCTCGAACGCCTCTGCCGCCTCGCGTGCCGATCTGGACGGCGGTGCCTGCACCCGCAGCCGCTGGTTGATCTCATCGCCCAGCTGCTGCTGCGGTATCGTCGCGAGCTGCTCCTTGATGGGTTCCGCGGCAGCAGCCGGCGGCTTGCCCCCCCCGGCCCCCGGCCGGAGCTCACGCTCGGCCGCGGCCAGTTTGCCGATGCCGGTTTTTCCGGTGTCCTGATCTATCGCCTGCTTGAACTTGTCGAACACCTGGCCGGCCGTGGCGTTTTTCGCGCCCAGCTCGCCGAACAGGCCCATCGCCAGCGGGTTTTTCAGGAGCCTGTCCGCCCTGGCCTCCAGGGTGGCCCCGGACACAAGCCCCAGCACCAGCGGCGCGGCAATGGCGATGATCGCCTTGGTGTTCGGGCTCAGATCCGAGCCTTCAAGTCGTTCCTGCACATATGCCGTGGCCGGATCCACCAGCAGGGTGTCTCCTATCAGGGCCGAGGTGCCGGATTTGACAAAGGTTGTGGAAAGCGGCTCGGTGATCCCTGACATCCTAGCTATCCGCGCCGCCGGCTTGGCAGCCTCCTTCAAGGCTCTGTAGCCGGCCCCGGCCCCGCCGCCCAGGGCAAAGCTCAAGGCCACGTCCGTCAGCGGCTCTTCGACGAAGGTGAGCTTTTCCTTAAGGTCCTCGAGGCCCTGCATCTGCCCCTGATAGATTTCGTCCAGCTCGTCGCCCGCGCTGGTTCCCGGCTTGTCCGGGTTCGGCAGCAGGTGGGCGATCTTGCGCATTGGATAGGTGCCCGCTCCCCAGGCCAGGCGCGTGGCGTCCACCAATGCCCTGGACGGTGCGGCCAGGGCCTGGAGCGTGCTGCGGCCCAGATCCTTGCCAGCCTGCGCCGCTCCTGCCGCATCCGGGCTGTACCCGGTCAGCTCCTTCAGGCCGATCCTTGGCAGTGATGCGGCCATGGTGGGATCTTCTGCGGCCAGCGGGTCAAGCGCCGCCGTGCGGCCGGTCCTGGTGTCGATGCCATCGATGATCAGGTTGGGGTGACCCTCGCGCTTGAATTGCGACGGCCAGTGTCCGCTTGCATCTGGGCCTGCGCCTGACAGAAAAGCCGAACGATAGTCGTAGAAATGCCGGGGATCATCTGGATCTGGGTTCAGTCCGCGTGCCTTGGCCTGCCCTGCGTACCATTGCTGAAAGCGCTGCTCATCATCGGTGTTGCCACTGCCGCCCAAAGAACTCTGAAAGTCTTGCTCCAATTCAACAAGGAGCGGCCGGACCGGCGCAGGCGCTCGCTCTGGCCGGGCCACAGTCGCCTGGTAATCTTCCTCCAGGGTTTGCAGCAGTCTTGCGCTCATTGCATGGGTATCCCCAACTTTTGAGCCGCTTGCTCGGGCGTCAGCCCGGACCGGCGCAGCTCTCTGTATTGCCGCCGCAGCTCAAGTTCTGCTGCATTTTGCGCCCCGTCAGAGACGGGCGCGCCCTGCACCCGGGGTCCGCCAGCCGCGGAGCCCGCATGTTGTTCTTCGATTTGGTCGGCCGCCTCGCCGATCAGCTTCAGCTCGTCTTTTGTCCAGCCCTTAGCCACCAGCGCCTTGGCGATCTCCTCGCCGGGCACGCCATCCAGGTTCAGATCCAGGACCTGCCGTGCCGCCTCTTCGATGTTGGTCTTTTTGCTGCCGACCAGCTCTTCTTTCGGTCTGGGCAGCTTGCCCAATTTTCCGTGCTTGGCCTCCACCGAGGAATACGCATCCGATAGCGCCCGGTTGTAGTCGCGCGCAGGATCGGCCAGGTAGTTGCGCGTGGCACGCACGCTGATTTCGTTGACCTTTGGTCGCAGCGATTCGTCCAAGCTGGAAAATTCGCTGGCCCCGTAAAGGCGCAGCGTGTCGCCCCGGAAATTTCTTTGCAGCTTGATCCGGTCTTCTTCGCCGGTTTGGCCCGTATCTTCCCGGCCGAGGATCTTGCCGATCTTGCCCCGGTTGCTTTGCTGCAAGTAGCTGTCGCCAGGGCCCTTGAACATCGGCCCCCATGTTTCCTGCGCCTCCCCGGTGTCCGCGCGCTTAAATCCCATGTTGGCCAGCACGTCATCGCGGCTGAAATCTTCGCCCAGAAAGTTTTTCAGCCGGCCGAACTGAGTCGGCCGCCGCCGCTCTTCAGCCGCATCCTCCAGGTCCTGGGCGGTCTCTTTTTGCCCCGCCTGTTGCAAAGCCGCGCGCCTGGCGCGCTGGTCTGCGGAAAGCGGTTGCGCAATGACATCGGCGTTTCCGCTCTCATCCCCGGGCAGATTGACGGCCTTGTCAAAACCCGTAGCCTGCTGCAGCGGATGCGCCATGATCTCGCCCACGGTCAGGCGCCGTTGAGGGTAGGGCGATCCTGAGACGGTCTCGTAATCCAGCAGGTCCTGGGCCTGGGGTGTAAAAGGCGTGCCGAAAGTCTCTTCCTCGCCAAGTCTGGCGTTCAGGCGGCCTGAGGCTTCATCCAGTCCTCTTTTGCGCGCAAGGTCGCTGTTGGCCTCCATGTCCAATTGCATGCGGCGCAGCTTGTCGTCGATGAGTCCCAACCATTCCCAGGCCATAGCCTTGCTCCTTTACAGAAAGTTTCCGATGCGTCCGTAGCGCTTGCGCAGGCCCTCATCCAGCAGCGTGCGCGTGCGCGCCATAGCCGGGGCCTCCAGAAGCTGCCACAACGTAACGCGCTCGGCCTGCTCGCCATCGTCCGGCAGCCCATCTGTTTGAAACAAATTCGAGGCCGGCGTTTTCGGCTTTTGCTCTGGCATGCTTTGCTGTTGCTTGCCGCCGCCCAGGATCTCCGAAAACACATCCGACAAGGCCATATCCCCCCCCCCTCTTAACCCAGCAGCCTGCCGACGCGCCCATAGCGCCGGCGCAGGTCATTTTCCGCCGCCTGCAGCATGCGCTGTTGCTCCAGGATCTGCCAGACGGGCACACGGCCGCCGCCGGCCGAAGCAGGGCTGCCGCTGCGTCCCGCAAAAGGCACGGGCATCTGCGGCCACTGGGGGCGCCGTTGTGGACTACTGTTATTCTGGCCGCCGTCATTTTTATTGTTGCTGCGCAGCAGGTTGCCAATCTTGGACATCATGCCGGGCGGTTCCGCCATAGGCGGTGCCGCGCTGCCGCCGCTGGCCAGGGTCGGATCCAGGGCATACCCGGATGGTGATGTCAGTTGAGGCGCTGCTGCGGCCACATTAGTGCCCGCCGGCAGCGCGCCTGCCGCGGCCGGAGCAGTACCTCCGGCCGCTATTGCAGGGCCTGCGGCCTCCGCGGCGCCCATTGCGGCCGGCACGGCGGTTGAAGCTCCAGTGGCTCCCGCCGCGCCGGCAGCGCTGGCCGCCCCTGCCCCTGTCGCAGCCCCAGCTCCGGCGGCCGCACCACCTGCGGCAGCGCTTCCGCCCCCAAACAGCATAGGAAGTAAAGCCGCCCAAAAAGCCATGAGACCCCCTCCTTAGCCGATTCCCAAGTTGCTTGTCGATTGATCGCCCCTCGTGCTGGACTTGCCCTGCACGCCCAGGTATGCCAGGGCCTGCTCGAGCAGCGGGCTGTTCTCGGGCAGCGTGCGCAAGAATTCCGCAAACTGCGTATCCATTTTCTGCTGCTGCAATTCGCGCGGCAGGCTCCCCAGGCTGAGCCCGGCCTCGGCCCGGCGCAGCGGCGCCTGCTCTTCCAGCTCGCCAAGCTGCATGGCCAGCGGGATTGCAGAGAAGCCGCGCGCCTCGCGCTCCCTGGCCACGTCGCGCCGGGTACCTTCATCCGCGTACTTGAGTTCCGCCAGCTTATCCAACAGCGTGGCCTGGGTGTCCTTGAGCAGATCACCCTGCATGCCCGCGTGCCCGCCTGAAAAGTACATCCCGCTCAGGTTCACATTTTTCGCCAAGGTGTTCTGCAGCTCCGGCAGTTCGCGCGTGAGCACTTGGTCCTTGATGCGGCTGTAGAGCTGATCCGTGGCCGCGTCATCCACGATGGGTGCATAATCGCCCGTCATGGCCTGCTTGAGGCCTCCGCTGGCCCAGTTGTACTGCTGGGGCGCTTTCTGACTCATGTAGGTATTGAGCCATCCCATGGCGCCGCTTTCCGGGCTGGACATGCCAGCCACACGCGCGCCGCCGTAGGACGGCGATCCGGACGTCATGTTGGTGTTCAGCCAGTTTCCGAGTTTGCTCTGGACCTTCTTTTGCTCGTCGGTCCAGTTGTCGGTACGGCTGTGCGAGTCCGAATCGCTTTTACCCATATTGATGCCGAAAGGCAGTTCGCCAAAGCCCATGATCTCCCCCTTCCTTACGTCAGCGCCACATAGCGCCAACCGCCGTTCACATAAACATACAATGCATAATTATCCATGGACGGAAAAGACCATACCCTGATGCAGGGCTCTCCCGCCTCAGGCGGTTCAGTGGGCACCTCGCTCACCACTTGTATATCCGCCGCGTTGATGGCTTGTGCCACCTTCTGATCCCGAAGGGCCAGCGTCTTGCGCATGCTGCGCAGCACGTCCAGGATAATGCCCACAGCCCTGACGATACCCTTTGGCTCAAAGCCCGCCGGCACTTCCGGCCAGTGAATTTCTTTGGGCACGCGCATTACATTATCTCCCCGATGATCTGGTATTCGTATCCCACCACCTTGCCGGACCAGGCCTGCCCCGTGCTGGCAAGCTTTGCCGACACGTTTTTGCATGTCAAAAACACCGACACGCCCACGGTGACGTAACCTGCACTGAGATCTTGCCCATAAAGGTCGACAGGCCTGCTCGCGGCGCCATCGTCGCCCAGCACCACGGCATCCAGGCTGTTGTTGTCGGCAAACACCGTCAGGCTGATCTGGCTAGACCCGGAGCTCTTGATCTGCACGTATACCTTGCTGACGGTCTTTAGCGTATCGTCCCGGCCGTCCAGGTTGTCGAAGGGCCACAGATAATGCGAGGGCAGGGCGCTGCCGTCATCGTCCACACCGCTTTGCAATTTGCGCACATAGCAGTCAGCTCCGCCCACCAGCACGCTGGGGTTATTGGCCGACACATCCGCGCTATCCCAAGAGTCCTGATCCCACTGATCCCAACTCGGATGCGGCAGGGAGTCCCACTGGTAGCTGGTCTCCGTGCTGGCGTTGCCGAAGCTGCTGATGGCGATGGGCTCGGCCGTCTTGATCCACCAGGACCGCTCGCGCACATCGAATATGACCAGGTCCTTGCAGTCCGTATCGCCGCCGGTGGGCACGGCCCAGATGATCTTGCCCTGCTCTGGCAGCGCCGTCCCGCTGATACGGCTTTTCACGGCCGCATTGATGTTTTTCAGCACGCCGTCGACGGCCGTCGAAATGGCGCTGTCGTCGATGCCGTCAAACTCGTAAATATTGGTGTCCTGACCGATGAAAAAGTGCTTCTCGCCGTAACGGCCCCACTGCACAACGGCGGCGTCGGACACCGGGCCGATGCCGTTTTTATAGTTTTCGGTCAGATCGAAGATCAGCGATCCGCCGACGTAATCCAGCAAACTGATGCTGTTTTGCTTGTACAGCACCGCGCGATCCCGCAGCAGCTTCAGGCTCACCAGCCAATCGGTGTAGCTCTTGAGCAAAAAGTAATTGCCGGTCGGCCAACTCTCGCCGTTGAACAGCGCTGAAAAGCGGATCTTCCGCGGGTCCACCGCGCCGGATTCATCCACATAGCCGGCCAGCAGGTAGCCGCGAAACGAAAGCAGCAGTTGCGCCTTGGGCGGGCTGCCGCCCAGGTTCGCCAGCGTGCCGCTGCCGGTGTACTTGCGCATGGCGTCTTTGAGATTGGCGATGACGGCGATCTCTGCCCCGGCAGAGTCGAAAAAGTTGCAGCAGGCCACCGGATCATCCCGGCCGGTGGTGAAGTCGCTTGCATTCTGGATCGAATCATATTGGCTTGTTGCGGCGTTGAACTTGTAGGCCTTGCTGGTGCTGATGGCCAGCACGTGCTTTGTGCCCGGGCCGTCCCGGAAGGCGAACTGCTTCAGCACACCGGCGCCGGCCAGTTGATTGCTGGCGAACTTGGCCTTGCCGGGTATGCGCTCGATGCGCCCGTCTTGCGGCCACACCCCTGAGCAGTCCGGCGTGTAGCCAAGCGGGATTTCGTGGGCCGGGCGGCTCTTGTTCAGGCCTAGGTAGGGAGATATTGGGTAGACGTGCTTCATTGCTTAGTTGTATCCGGATCCGATCAGGATCATTTGAATATCGTTCGTAAGCGCAAAATTGCCTTCCCAATACAGTTGAAACGCTTTAGATGAATCAACTGGGATTGTTTGCTCGGATATAGATTGAGCACGGGCGGTGTTGCTCGCATCTGGGTAAGCCGCAAGCGCCGCGATTAAATTCGACTCAGATGCTGCCTGGCCGCTTCCATATTTTCTTGCATTCAGATACAGCGTAGCTGCCGATGTAGCATTAGTGCCCGTCAAGTGCACCCTTACCCTTATCCAATTCGCACCGCTTTGCACGCTGTTTAGCGCAGACCAGTTAGCCGTAGAAACTGTAGTCCATGTCGTTTCGGCAAAGCTATCGACATTCAAGGCCGTGTCGGACAAATTAGGATTGCCACTTCCGTTAGATACGAAAATTCCCGACTTTGCTTGCGTCACTCCGCCGATCTGAAGCGTCGTAGGGTTGAGAGTGCCGCCGGAAATCGTGCCGCTGTTGGTGGTGGTCCCGACCAGAGTGCCGCCGGAAATCGTGCCGCCGGAAATCGTGCCGCTGTTGGTGGTGGTCCCGACCAGAGTGCCGCCTGTGATAAGTTGTGCGGTTCCGCCGCCCGTGGTGATCTGCACCGGCGTTGCGTTGCTCTGACCGCGCACAAATACTTCCGGCGCCCCGGCAACATCCTTGCTGTAAACGGCCATTTCATCGACGGCCGTGGACCGGTCCGCTGCCTGCTGGATCAATGTCACATGCTTGTGCCGGCCGATCTGCGATCCTGCATTGCCGTAAGGGGTGCCCTCGCTGGCCTCGAAGTGGTGATCCTCGGCCAGGCGCTCGCGCAGCGCGCGCTTGAGCTCGCGGATGCGGTCATCTCCCAGGCGCGGGTCTTCAGTGCCGGCCGGCGTGGTCTCGTTCCACACATCGGCAGCCCACACCATGAGCACGGGCGGACCGGCGATGATCATCAAAGCCGCAAGAACAAACAGCACTCGTTTAACGTTCTTCATGCCAAACCCCTTTCTCTTCAGCCTGGTCATCCTGGCATCTCCATGACCAGCTCGACGCCAGCCAGGCCTGTTTCCGTGTCGTCGTGCTCCAGTTCACGGCGCTTTTCATCGGCAAAAGATCCCCATGCCTGGGCATCATCGTAGCTTTTCAGGCGGCGGAACCCGGCCGCGATGGCCATGCGTTCGACGTATTCCCGCACCTCGTCAAGGAATTGCTGGGCCCGGGCATCGTCCACATAGGCCAGGTCGTTGACCGGCGGTTCTGGCAGCCAGCGGTAGTATTGCAGGGCAAACGTCGTATCCGCTTCGGCCGCCGGGAAAATGTAACCCACACCCGCATAGATCTGGATATACTGGCCGGCTGCCAGCTCCGGATTGAGCATGGCCTTGAAGTCCGCCGGCAGGCTGAACGTGGTTGCCCCCGCGGCAATGGGCACGTCCGCAGCAGCCTCCATAAACCGATAGTTGTACTTGCGCTGCAGCTCCCGGTGCGCATCCTTGATGGCCTGGTTGATGGTGCTGTCGATGGCCGTTCCCACGTGAGATTGCACTCTTGCGCGGATCGTCGCCCTGGTTTCAGCCATGGGAGGCCTCCACTGCGCCGCGCTCGATGGCCTCGTGGCAGCGCTCAAAATCACGGAAGGTCCATTCGTGTTCGCCGATATGGCCCGCAGCAATCGAAAAATCGCACCACACTTGCAGGCCGGCGCCGTTGGCCAGCATGAAAAAGCGCGTATCCTCGCCGATCAGCACCTGGCCCTCGATCATGCCTTCTGGCGATTCGCCCGCAAGGGGAGGTGAGTACTCGTTGAAAAACCACGGAAAGGGGAGCGTGTCGAACACATCCATCCGGATCAGGCAGATCCCCGTACCGGCGCAGTGCACCCTGTGGCACCCCCCGTCTTTCGGATTGACATGCACCGGCGTAAGCCGGCCCTCTTTGCTCAGCACCGATACCACCGGAACATGCGGCGGCTGCTTGCGGTAGTAGTTGGCCACCGCGATGTCCTTTTGATGCTCTGCCAGCCTGAACAGCAGATCCCGCCCAAAGACCATGTCGTCATCCAGGAAGAGCAGGTGGCTGAACCTGTCGGCCTCCTTGCACAGCATGCGGTTGGCCTGCCGTACATCGGCCACGATCACGTTGCGCGCATGCTCCACGTAGCAGCCCCGGGCGCGAAACTTCTCAAGGCCAATGCCGCGCGCCTCGCTATAGCGGCGCATGGCGTCCAGGCTGTCCCAGAAACGCTCGTGGCCATTGGCGTACGACGGTATGCCCAGCGCAATGTTCATTTTCTCACCCCGGAAATACATAGACGTTGAAGTACTGGTCGTGCTCGATGGCCTTGATCAGCTGGGGGTCATCGGTCACGAAAACGCCGCCCTCGAACTGGGCCATCTTTTTGCCGATGGCAATGCAATAGTGCGGATAGCGGTTGCAGACGAACCGTTTTCGAATGCGGCCGGCGGGCCGCTCATCGGCTCGCACCTGCCGGGTCTCGGTCGGTGCTTCATCGCCGAACAGCTCGTCATCCTGGCCCATGCCTGTCGTATCCACCGCAATGTCCTCGTACGGCCAGGCGATGGCCAACTTCTGGCACTTGGCGTATGCCGCGCGTTTGATCCTTTCCGGAGCGTGCTTGAGCAGATCCAGGGCCTCGGCATCGGCCATGAAAAAGGTCATGCGGTCCAAACCAAAGTACTTGAAGCCCTTGAAAAAATCTTCCCACCACGCATCGGGTTTATCATGGAGATGATCCATAGCTTTCTCGTGTTTCTGCTCCCGGCCGGTTCATTCCGGCCGGGAGCTGCCTGCGCCGCTGGCGAAGCTTAAGCGGCGGTGTAATCGTTGACGTTGGTGAGCACGCCGTGCGCGGCCTCCATTTGCAGCTGCAGGCCCTCTTCCACCAGGTACTCATCCATGGAGCAGTCGGCATCGTTGGCCTGCCGGTTTTTCAGGTACTTGACATCGCGGTTTTCGCCGTTGCCTTCCAGGTACCGCCGTTTCAGATTGCGCATGTCAACAAACACGCCCATCTTGCCGTGCGGCGTAATCTCGTTAAGCAACGGGTGGTTCTTGAAGTACACATCGCCGAAGGGCCCCTCGTAACGGGTCACCTTCATGCCGTAGACCTCTTCGCCGCTCTTGAGGTTCACCTGGGCGCGGGCTTCGATCATCCTGTTGATGACGTTGAGAAAGTTGTTCCCGCACAGGCAGAGTTTTTCGCTCGCCCCGAACTTGAACAAGTTCATGAGGAACGTGTCCCAGATATCGGCGGTAAGGTGACCGTCGGCGATGTTGGTCTTGTTGGTCGTGATAAAGTACAGGATGCCGCCCTGGCTCCGCCGCGGTTCGCTGCTGGTCAGGTCCTGGTTGCGCACGCCGAAGATGAACTTTCGCTCACGATCGGTGTTGAATTGATCCATGGCGTCCTGGCGCATCTCCTTCCAGGTATCCCCGGTGCGCAGCTTCTCCGCCTTGGCCGTGTTGGTCAGCTTGAGCGGATAGCGGTTGATCTCGGTGTAGTTGTAGGTCATGGACGGATCGGTGAACAGGCTGGATCTGGCCGATGCACCTTCCATGATCGCCGTGCCCACCACAAACAGATCGTCGTCATCCACAATGGCCACGGCCGAAGATCCCCAGGCCCTGGCCACGATGATCTCGGTGGCCGCCACCGGGTCCGCCGTCACGCGCATGACCTCGTCGGTGCGGGCGTTGCGGACCAAATCACCCGCCCTGAACGGGGCGCTGCTATCCACCACCATGGTGGTGACCGTCGTGGCGTAGCCCGTGGCGTAGTTGATCTTGGTGTATCTGACCGGGCTGTCTTTGTCGAACCAGTGAAACTGTGCGCTGCGGGTGGCCTCCTTTTTCATGCCGCTCATCAGGGCGGTCAACGGGGCCTTCTGATTGCTCCTGGGGTACCGACGCATGATCACGGTGTCCCAGTCCATCTCACGTTCGTTGGTAGGAAAATCGGCTACATCGCGTAAGCCAAGAATGGTTCCCATTTATGCAGTCTCCTTGCCGCGGAAGATCATCCAATGACCTCCCGCATGATTTGCTGGTCTTCGGAAAGTTTCCCAGCCGGACTGCCTGCGCGCGCATTGTTGGTTTCCCCGAAAGTCCTGTTCGTCTGGCCCAATAGTTCTGCCTGCCGGCGCTTGGCATCCTGCTCCATCCAGGCCTTGGTGTAGCCCGGATCGAAGCTCTGAAAGGCCAAGGCCAGCATCTCTGGCGTAAGTTCGCTGATATCCACGTGCCCAAGGTTGCGGCCCAGAAAGGCTTTAAACATCTCCATGCGCTCGGAACGGCCCGCTGCATCCGGCTTGAAGTACTCCGTATGCTGGCCCGCAAAGTCGCCGATCTTTTTTTCCAGGGAGCTTCTCAGCTCCTTGTAGATCTGCTCTTCGCCGGCCCGCTGACTTCCGGATTGCATTCCGTCCAGGCGGGTCAGGATCTGCTTGCTCATAGTCTCCAGCTGCTGGTTGCGCCGGAACATGTTCCAGGTCGAATCGTGCAGCACCGGATCGAGGTCCTTGACCCGCTCGTCTTCCTGCGCATCTTTGAAGGGGCCTGCATACTGGCCGTTGCCTGAAGCACCGCCGCCCGTTGAGGTCGCCCCTGGCGCGGCCCCGCCGGTCTTTTTGGCATAGGCGGTCTGAATGCCCAGCACCAGGTACGGGTACAACTTTTCAACGGGCAGGTTGGTCTGGCGGGCCAGGTCGAACATCGGCTTGACGCGTTCGTGCTGCTGCTGGAGGTGCCGGTGCTGGGTGTAGGTGGTTACCAGGTTTTTCAGCGGCACCTTGCGCACCCCCTCATCGGTGGGCACGTCGATCAGTTGTTCCTTGGGGTCAGGCTCTGTTGCTTTCGCATCGGCCTTGGGTTTGCCGTCTGCGCCCTTTTCAGCGCCGGCCTTGCCTTCGGCTTTGCCGTCTTTGTCCTTGGGTTCTTTCGGGGGTTGCGCGCCGGTATCCGGCGCCTTCGACTCTTCTTTGCCGTCTTTCGCCCCAGGTCCAGTCTCGGCCATATTCGGTTGGCCCTCAGGCTCCTTTTCGGCTGACTTGCCCGTGGCGGCCAGGTCCAGAACCTCGCTCATGATTTGCGACTGATCCGCGCTTGTGCCCTGATCACCCGCTGCGCCAGCATCCTGACCCTGCTTTTCTTGATTTTCTGCGCCTTCCATGCTTTTCCTCTTTCTGGCTGCGATCCGTCCGGGACGCTTGGCCTTTTGCTTGCGGGCTGCGGTCGCGGTGCCGGCGCAACGCTTGGCCCTTTCTTACCTATGCAAAAAACAGAAGGGGCGAACATCAGGCCGGTCCGTAGATTACAGACCGCTCAGGCGCCTGAGTTCGCCCCTTCTTTTTGGAACCGCCCGGCGGGTTGGCCGACCCGCCGGGCTACCGTTTAACGCTTCTCTGCGTTTTACGTTCAGCTAAGTCTTGCCGGGTCCGTCAGCAACGGCATCGCTGCCGCTTGCCCTTTCTTCGTCCTGCCAGCGCCGGCTGAATTGCTCCAACTTGATATCGTCCCTGGCAGTTGCAATAATGGCCGCGGGCATGGCGATCAATTGTTCGGCGCTATCGAGCTCGGAGCGTACCTTGTGCACGTCGCCGATGTCACAGGTGCGCAGCTTGGCGTACAGCATCGCGATCTGGGCCTGCAGCGTGGGCACCATGACCGCCGTCCAGAACAGATGCTGTTCAAAGTCCTCTGCGGCGGCGATTTTTTCTTGCGGCGATAGTTCTTTCACATGGGCCTCCCCGGCATGGCCGGCGCAGGTCCGCCACCTGTAATGCGCGCCGGCATACCGCCGCCCGGGTTGCGCGCGTTAATGAACTGGTTGATGTCGATGATGTCGCCCTTTTGCTCCATGCGTTCAATGCGTTCGTCGGGCAGAACGTTGGCATTCAGCTTGAAGTCATCCAGGTTTTTAACCCCCATGCCGCGGGCGAACTCCCGGAAGATGGCAAAGGCATCGAGCTGGCTCTGCAAGGGCGGCGTCCTGGAAACGATCTCCAGCATCTTCATCCAGATCTCGGCATTGTCCTCAGGACTGGCGGGCATGCGGCCGTCGTCGATGGGGAAATCGAACACGCCCTGGATATCGTCCGGCCGTATATTGACGCCCTTTTCGCCGACATAGCGCGGATCGGCCTTAAGGATCTCTTTGGCATAGTCGCCGGCAATGCGGTAGTAGCGCTCCTCGCTCAAAAACTTCTGGTTGTTCATGAGCCACTGCTCTGCCAGCGGAACGATGGCCTGGGCATAAATCAGCATGGCCGATACGCCCAGGTGCGCCGAACCACTGTTGGCCAGCCGGGATATCTCCGTGGCCGTGCGCTTGATCTGGGTTTCGATGCCTTGCAACGTGTCAGGGGTGTGGCTCTGGCGCTGCATCAGATCCATGATCATGGTCGCGTCTTTGATGTGACTGCTCGTCACATCTCCCATCTGGAGCTGCTGGAGTACCTGGCTGATGGAGGCCCCGGGATTCCCGTAAAGTGATTTCTTTAGGCGGATGAGCTTGCGCGGTCCCGGGCGCAGCAAATCGTTGAGCTCGATTGCCGTGGGATCAACCACCATCATGTTGTTGAGATAGGCCCTGGTATTGTCGATGTGGCTGTTGTACAGGAAATTGAGCAGGTCCTGCAGTCCCTCCACACCCTCGTAAAACCCCAGATTGAACATCGAATAGCCGTCGCGGTCGAACTCGGCCCGCACTTCGGGCTTGCCGCCGTGGGCGAACTCGTTGCGTTCGCAGCGGATCAGCACCTTGTCATCGGCCACGGCAAAGACCCATTCCTGGGGCCAGGAGTAATCGCTCAGGCCCAGGGTGCTGGGGATGACCTCCGCCCACAGCTCGCGGATGCGGTACTGCGGGTCGATACCCGACGACCGGTCGGATGATTCCTGGAATTGGGCCGTTATGCCGCGGATGGAGTCCCTGGCGTCTGCCGAAGTGGCGCCGCTGTCATGCCCTGCGGCGCTGCCCGCAGATGAGCGCTGTAACTCTTGGATGTTGAAATACACGCCCTGCTGGGAGAGCTTTAGCAGGTGGTGTTCGGAGCGCTTGTACTCGAAGCCTGCAAACTGGCTCTGGCCTGCCTGCGCCTGGGGATAGCGAGGGTCGGGGAAGAAGTAGTACGGGTCGTTATTGGTGAAAAGAGGGCCTTCGTACTTGATGTATTGGCGTTCGGTCTGCACGCGCTGCATGTGCGGCACAGGAAAGAGCGTCATCTCGCTGCGGGTTTCAAATGCCGTGCCCCACTCGCGGCCGTAAGTGTTCTTGATACTGCCCAGGCCGTACTTGAGGATATCGTTCAAAAACGTGTCGACCACCAGCAGCAGGCGCTGGCGCTCCGCCTGGTAGTCCATCACGATCTCGTTGAGCTTGGCCGGCCGGACATCTTCCGGGCCCCGGCCGTGGAGCTTGATCATCGGCCGTTTGCCCAGCAGCACCTGGCTCCAGTAGGTTTTGATCGTGTCCTTGCAGGCCCGGCTATGGGGGATGTACACCTGGCGCTCGAATGGGTTCTGCTTCTTGCCCCGCTCATCGGTTTCGCTCACGTCGATGAAAGACCGATCCATTTTGTCGGCCTTTTCCCAACTCTTGTGCCGCTGGGAAACCGTGTCATCTGAAAGTTTGAAGCACCGCTTGACGAATTCCAGTATCTTCGCGTGCCTGGCATCACTGTAGGCAATCTGCATCGCTTATCCTCGCAGCATATCGCGCACAAATCCGCCGTAGCCCGGCAGGCTGGCCAAGTCCAGGTTCATATCGGGCAGCACCTCCGGCATCGGCGTTCTGGCCACGTCCAGTCCGGACATGACCAGATAGCGCGTGCCGTCCATCAGGTGATCCTTGGCCTTGACCACCTGGCCCTTTTCATCGCGCCGGTAGATGCGCCATTCCTCGAACCAGGGCGCAAGGCTCTTGAAGATCTTCAGCCGGCCCGTGCTCATGCGCATCCAGACCTGGTAAATGCCGGCTTCCACGCTGTTGTTGGCCACGGTCAGCTTCAGGCCGTGCTCGTCGCGGTAGATCTGGAGCAGCTTTTCTCCGTCCTTCTGGCCCCGGCCCCTGGCCGCCGGGTCAATCACGCCGGGTATCCACGCGCCGCGGCCCTTGATGGCATCGACGTGCACGCTGGGCTCGGCCTGGCCGCGCTTGTAGCAGGTGTACAGATACACAACGTCGTTTTCGCGGTCCCAGGCACCCCACAGCGACGCGGTACAGTTCCAGCCCACATCCAGGGCGTAGACCCTGGGCCAGTAGTTTGGAATCGCAAAGTCCGCCACCGTGATGTCCTGCTCGGCAATCGGGTAGATCGCGCCGGCGCCCAGCTGCGGGATGCCGCGCGCGCGGGCGTCTTGCTGATGCACCGGCATCAGGCGCAATAGCTCTTCTTTTTCAGCTGCGGACAGGTGCGGCACGTCGTCCCAGCCGGCCTGCACCACGTATTTTCCGGCCTGCTGGGCATCGCCCATCTTGCCGCCGGGCAAAAACGTCAACACGACCTCGGACAGACCCATCAGCGGGGTGAAGGTGAGCATCAGAATGCCGGCATCCCGGCTGCCCTCGATGCCCGTGGTGCGCAGCAGGCACTCGGTGTAGATGTCCAGGGGCGGTTCTTCGTCCAGCAGAATCCAGTCCACCTCAGTGCCCTGGAAGGCCTTGCGCTTCTGGTCGTAGGACTTGAAGATGATCGTGCTGATCCCGCCGCTCACGTGGCGCACCTGCACCTGTTCGATCACATCCGGCACATTGCCGGATCTGCGCTTGGGCGTGCCGCAGATCAGATCGCGCGGGATCAGCCCGCTGCCGATGTCGTTGATGGGGCCCAGCGTTTTGCGTTGCAGGATGTCGCGCACCGTTTGCAGGGTATCTCCGCAGGCCCAGCCGATGGTTGGGCTGTCGAACCTGCGTCCTTGCCACCAGGCCGGATAATCACCCATTGCGTGGTGCGCTCCTTCGTACCCGCCGGCCCCTTCGGTCTTTCCAACCCGGTTGGCCGCCATGAAGCAGCGCTCGCGGTTGACGGCTCCGGCCTGGAAAAACTCCAGATGCTTGCTGTAGAGCTCACGGCGCACCGGACCGCGGTCAGGGTAATAGCGGCTGATCTGGTGGTACCGCTGCCGGCGGAAGCGCTCTTCCAGCAGCTCCAGCAGCTCCAGCTTGGCCGCAATGCCACGCACTATGCAACCTGCTGCTGGGTCATTACCGGCGCGGACCTGGCCATCAGGCTGCATCCTGGGCCTCCGCCGGTTTTACTTTTTGCAGCGCAACTTCCAGGTTCAGCCCCAGGCGTTTGACCAGCGCCTCGATCCTGGCGTTGATACACTCTTCGCTCAGGGCCGCCACGGCCTCTTGCCCTGCGGCAATCGGCACCGGCGTTCCGCCCGGGCCTGATAATTCGGCGTAAATGCGCACGTCGGTCGGCTGCAAGAAGTCGAATTTTTTCATGATCGCCTGCATGGCGATCTTGCTGGCCGCGATCTGCTCGGCCACTTTGTACGAGCGCTTGACGTAGGTGCCGTCAGGATGCCGGCGCGGCGCGTTGGTCGCAACGTCCCAGTCCCAGCCGTTAGCAATGGCCTGGTTTCTCGCGATCAGGGTGTTCAGCGCTTCCAGGTCCGCGCTGAAGCTCTTGTTGACGACCTGGCGCCGTTCCGTGTTCAGCGCCTCGCGGTAGGGTTGCAGAAACCTGGCGATGGTGGGCTGGCTGATGGGTTCCTGGCCCTCTTTCAGGTTCGCCGGATTGTTGAGTATGGACTCGATCTCGCGCGTGGTCTTGCCGGCCTCGAACAGGCTCAGCACCCACTTGGTAAGCTTTCTGCGCTCGATGATTCCGGCCATGTCGGTTGTGCGGTCCGCTTTCTGGTTCAGGGTTCAGGTTGTAATGCGGGGGCGCTCCGCTCGGTCCACCCCCGCCACCTGGGGTATCCGCTTTGCAACTTGTCGATCCGGTCCTGGTCTGGCTGGTGCTTTTTCGCCAGCTTTAGCACAAGGGGTTGTGGGGGTGTCAACACAAAAATTGTGTGCAAAACATAAAAATTAGCTTTCCGGTCCCTCCGCCTTCCTGTCTGATTCACGTTGATGCATGGAATCTATCGCAATTTCAGCAGCTAACAGCCTTGGCTGGCTTATGCATGTCATGGACCCCGGATCATCCGCCCCTCAAATGCTCTTGAAAAGCCCATGGCTGATCGCCGTCAATTCTGCCGGCGTCATGCACTTGAGCTGCTCGTGGATGGCAATGGCGTCCTTTTCGTGCCAGTTGCCGTTGATGGTCTTCATCACGGCCCGGCCGTAGGCCCAGGGCTCCTTGATCTCGGTCCACAACTTGGCCATGCCGCAGATGGCTTCGCAGATGGCCCCCGGGTGCCCGCGCTGCTTGACCTGCGCCTGCACCCACTTGTACGGGTCGAACTTTTTGGCGCCGTTTTGAGCCGGCTGCCCCGCGATCTGCCCGCAGGCCGCCTTGATCTTTTCGCACCACTGCCCGACATGCTTTGTGAAGTGTTCACTTTTATTGACACAGACAGACCCGCTTTCCAGGGTCTGCCCCGCGAGGGGCTGTTCTTTCTTCTCTGTCTCTGTCTCTGTCTCTGTCACTCGGGACCCACCCCCAGACCCTCCCGAGGGGGTCTGGGGACCCTCTCGGGACCCACCCCCAGACCCTCCCGAGGGGGTCTGGGGACCCTCTC